AGTTGCCTGATTTTGAATGTTTGCCAATGTGCTTGTTGTCCGTTTTTCAGAATTTCTATTATCCGCTCAATATCTTCCCGCAGCTTCCGGTGATGGTTCGCGGCCTTGATCAGAGACTTGACCCATTGGAAGATTTTTCGTTTTTGACGTTCGTCCATCGCCTTTCATCCTCCAAATTCCCAAACGTTTGGGATTACGTGACCTTTTCGATCCGCGCCTTCAGCGCATCGATCAACGCCTGCTGCGTCCTGGCCTTGCCTTCCAGACGCTTTGCCACTTCTTCGTCCATGCTGTCACGGACCATGAGAAAATGCTCGATCACTTTCTCCTGCTGCCCTTGCCGGTGCAGCCGCTTCTGCGCCTGTTCATACAGTTCCAGGCTCCACGGCAGCGTGAACCAGCAGATGTGATTCCCTCCCCGCTGCAGGTTGAGCCCGTATGCCGTGCTGGCCGGGTGCGCCAGGCCGACGTGGATCTTCCGCGCGTTCCAGTCCGCGTAATCCTGCGGCCCTTTCAGCTCCCGCACTTCCAGACCTTTGTGCTTTTGCAGCGCTCGCAGGATCCGGTCGCGGTCGTGCTGAAATCCGTAGAACGTCAACAGCGGCTTGCCCTGTAAACTCTCCACCAGCTCCAAGATTGCCTCGATTTTCGCATCATGAACCTCGTGAACCTCGCGATTTTCGTCATACACAGCGCCGGCGCACATCTGCAGCAGCTTGTTCGTAACGGCAGCTGCTTGCGCCGCCGTGATTACTTCACCGTCCAGCTCCAGCACCTGCTTGCGTTCGAAGTCCCGGTACGCTTTCCGGGCACGGCTGTCCAGCTCAATCGGGATCCGGTTCGGCATCAACTCCGGCAAGTCAAGATAATCCTCGGCCTTCATGCTGATGCAAATGTCCTCGATGGCGGCCTTGATCGCGTCTTCCGCCCCGATCTTAGACTCATACTTGTGAAAGTCGCCTCTCGGCACTTTGTCAAAGAACCGCGTCCGAAACTGCTCGAACTTCGGATACAGCCGCTGGCCTTGATCCAGCAAATATACTTGCGCCCATACGTCCAACAAGCTGTTCGGCGCCGGTGTGCCGGTGAGCCCCAGCACCCGCTGAATCTTCGGCCGCACACGCTTTATGCTCTTAAACCTGATCGATGATGGGTTTTTAAAGCTGCTCAATTCGTCCAGCACCACCATCTCGAACGGCCATGCCTGCCTGTAATGGTCCACCAGCCACTGGACGTTGTCACGTCCGATCACGTAAATATCCGCCGGCGTCGACAGCGCCCTCAGCCGCTGCCGCTCTGTGCCAAGCACCGTTTGCACCCGCAGCAGCCGGAGATGCTCCCACCGCTCCGCCTCATCCGTCCAGGTTGCCTCCGCCACTTTTTTCGGCGCCACCACCAGTGTCTTGCGAACGGCGAACCGGTTGTACATGAGGTCGTTGACACCGGTTAGCGTGATCACGGTTTTGCCAAGCCCCATGTCCAGGAAAAGTCCCAAGAACGGATCCGTCACAACGCGGTGGATGCAGTAGCGCTGATATGGCCACGGATTAAAAATCTCACGTGTTTGGGTGCGTTGCTGCAGCAAGCTCACCAATCGTCAACTCCTTGATCAAATCGTCAACGCCTTCGCAGCTATCGATCACCCGCACATCAAAGCCCAGCGCCCGCAGGCGCTCGTGCTGAACCTGCTGCAGCTGAGTCGGCTTTTTGCCCGGCGCTTTCAGCTCAACAAATTTTACCCTGCCGCCCGGCATAACCACGATCCGGTCCGGCACCCCATTGTTGCCGGGGCTCACCCACTTGTAGGCGGTGCCGCCGGCTTTCCGAACCTGATCCCGAAGGTATGCTTCGATGTTGCGTTCTCTCACGGTTCAACCCTCCTGCGATTCCAGTTCGCGCAATATTTCATCGACAATCAAAATCATTACGGGTCTGATTCTCGCCTCTCTTCCCCTCATCATTCGAATCGCGAGATCCGTACCGAGTTTCTGCTCAAGTGCCAGCTGGAAGTATAAAGCGTTTCGAGTGCTCCAGAATCGCTCAAACTCTCTGGTTGCTCTTCTTCTCGGATCCGGACTCCTGCCTCGTTTTGACTTGTGCGCCCGACCATTGATCAAACCTTGCCGGACGATGTCGATAAGCTCTCGGTCACTTTTGATGAATTCGTATAGCTCTTGTCCGTCGACGAAACAACCCTCCCGGTCGTTACTTTCTCTCGCGCGCGCGTATGTTATGTCCGCGTTTAGGCGCGTTAGGCGTGCGCGTGAACGCTCTATTTTCTCTATTTTCTCTATCTGCTCTTTTTAATAGAAAAGAAAGTAACAAAGTAACAAAATCTTGAGATTCCTACATCCGCGCGGCTTTTCGCGGTTACTTTTGGTGTTACTTTCTTGTTACTTTCAATTTCAAAGTAACAATTGGTGTTACTTTCCAGTAACAAAGTAACAGTCAAAGTAACATCAAAGTAACAGCTCTGGAGGTATCAAAACGCCTCCCGGTAGAACCCCTTTTGCAGCCCATACGGTCCACACCTCATGGCTACCGGTTTCTTCCCCCATCCCGGCATCCGGGCCAGAATGCTGTTGATCTCCATCGTCTCTGTGCGTCTCATATGCTTCAGCTCACCGCCGAAACACTCCACCCATATTTCAGCCGCGCAGACTCGATCCCGCGGCACCGTCTCACCTTCGTACTTCCCGAACTCGGCCGCCCAAAATAACCGCCTCGCAGCGATATCGCGTTTTTCCCAACCAGGCGGCACAGGCCGTTCCACGAACTCACGGATCAACCCCTCCTTGGCATTGCCCTCGCGGTGCTCCTCCTGCTGGATCTTCGCGATCTCGGCAGCCTCGCCCTCCAGATACAGCGTCTCGCCCTGCTGCCAATAAACAAATGCTTCGGCATAAATCTGATCCACTTCGCGCTCAAGATCCTTAAAAACTGACTTCTTCGGCGGATGCTGGCCAACGTCGACCGGCCAAAAGCGCCTATTGCCGGTGGCGTCCCGGAGGAATTCGCTGTCGTTGGTGGTACCCCAGAATACGCATCGCCGCGGATACGCCGTCGTTCGACGGCCATACGGCTCCCGATAGATGTCCTCTGTCCGGCTCAAAAACTGCTTGATGGCGCTCGTCTCGGACTTGTTGAACCCCTGCAGCTCGCCGATCTCGTTGATCCAGATTCCTTGTATGAGCTCGCTTGCTTCTTTGCCTTCAAACGTGGTCAAGCTGTCGCTGTACCATTTACGACCGAGAATCCGGAGGAACGTCGATTTCCCGATGCCCTGCGGTCCGGCAAGGATTGGCATGTTGTCAAACTTGACGCCTGGCTGCATGGCGCGGGCAACGGCCGCGACGACGGCCTTCCGCGCAACGGCCCGAGTGTAGACGTTGTCATCGGCGCCCAGGTAATCAATCAGCAGCGTATCAAGCCGCTGGACGCCGTCCCAGGCGAGCGAACGAAGATACTCCTGTACCTCGTTGTAGCTGTGCCGATGTGCGACGAGCGCAGTGGCGTCGAGCACCTTTTCCTTGCCCGTGATGCCGTATGTGCGTTCGAGGTAATGACGCAGTCCGGCGTCATCGAGGTCGGTCCATTGCCGGCGCTCTGCCCGCTGGTCCCAAGGAAGCGCCCCGAGCGACATGCCGCGGACGGCAAATTCGTCATAAGCGATCTTGCCGCGGAGGAGCGGATCGTGCTCCAGAATGATCAGGATATTGTCGGTCGTCTTAGCGGGGCGGCCAGTTGTCGGAGAAAGCTCCAACTTCTTGATCCAGTCCATGTCCGGCTGATCGCCAGATGGCTGTCCGGAGGAGCCCTGAAACGCCTCGACAGCGCGCTCATAGCGCTCCTGTTGCATGATGGCCGCCACGCCGGCATCCTGCAGTGCGAAGGCGACCATGGCCGTAAAGCTCGGCAGCCGGTTCGTCGGCGTCCCTGGCAGGGCATCGTCGTCCTGGTCTCCGAACTTGTGCAGACGCACCAGGTCGAAGGCGTTGACAAGCCGGCCGCTGCACGGATCCGTCGCATGATGGCTGAACAGGAACTTTCCATCGTCGTAGATGATGGCGCCGCCGGTCGTGCTGCCGCCGGTGTACGTCCAGCGCGCGGGGCTGTCTGTCGGCGCGTAGACGCCCGGCAGGAACGTCTCCATGGCCGCATAGATGTCATACTGCCGGCAGAACGCCCCGACGACGCCGGGCTTGGTGAGCGGGTCGCCCTGCTTTGCAGCCAGCCGAACGTGACGGCTCTCGTCGCCCGGCACTTGCGGCCAGCTCATCCAGTCGCGCCAATCTGCGTAGAGCGCCAGCATACCATCCGCGTATAGGAACGGTTTGTCTCCGAAGTGGAAGATATATTGGCTGTCTGCTGAACAGCTCGGCCAATACATGAACCGATTGATCTCGAACGTTGTCGGATCGGCCATCTCGATGCCGACCATCTGGGCTAATTTTCGCGCGATCGGCTCATATTCGTCCGGCGTCATGGTGCGATCCGTCGGGACGATCAGACGCAGCCGAGGCCGGTCCGGAGCGTGCTTACGCGTGCTGTACACCACATAGGCGCAGCCGAGGCCGTCGATCCGGCGCAGCACGTCGTCGGTCGTAAACGGCGGGATCTGATCGAGGTCGAGCGTGATGAGATCACGCCCGACCACCGCAGAAGCCTTCCGCCGGCCGCCGGAGAGCTCCCCGCCGACAAAGCCGCCCACGTCCTTGAGATCGTCCTGTTGGCTCTTTGGCATGGCCAGGTATTCGGCTAAAGTCTCCGTTCCGCGAACTGCCGTGCGCAGCCGCTCGATGATCTCAGACCAATACAGCACCTGTGTCGGCCAGTTCGTCGCCTTGCGGTTGCCGGCTGCGGATATGATAAGCTGTCTGTTGTACTGAAGTGTCATGGAAGCACCGTCCCAATGTGCTCAATTATCAAAACGTTGCAGTTTCCCGGTCTTCGGCATCCACATTTTGGATCAGTCGATCAACGTGCCAACGCGCCTTCTTGAGATCCTCCACGCCGCCCTTGCGGCTCCAGCGCCAGAGGTATTTGATCGCGGCGCCTGTGGCATACGCCTGCCCGCCGGCCAATCCCACCGTAGCCGACTCGATCGCATCAATGCACTCGACCTTGCCGGCCGTGTAGTGCGCGGGACGGTTGACCGGGTCGTGCTCGCGATCCGTCGGTACGCCTT